GGCTCTTGATACTACCCGAGAGGAGCCCCACCGCCTTGTGGCCGTTCCCCACGGTATCGTTGAACGCCCGGACCGCCTTGCGTCCCCGGTCGTATCCCGCCTTAATGGCGTTCCCGGCCTTTTGGGTTGTGGCCTTCACTCCTTTGGCCGTGGCCGTGATCAGGATCTCTACCTTGTTTTTGCCTTGCATGCTCCCTCTGCTTGTGCCAGCCTATAAAGGCTGCTGGAGGTTGGTTATGCTTTCGTCCATCATCAAGATCTTTTTCGGTATCCCTGTGTTCCTGATCCCCTTCGATCTCGGGCTGTCGTTCGTCTCGGCTCTTCTGTCTCTGGTGGGCCTGACCCTGATCCTCTCGGGCGCCGCCGGCATTATGAACACCGTCAACAACCTGAGAAGAAGGATCTCCACGCCTTCCTGTTCGCCTGACCCATCCTGACCGCCAGGGCCATGCCCCGAAGGCGCTCCTTTTCGAGCCTTCCCGACTCGCGAAGCGCCGTCATAAAGAAGCCCCAGCCGTAATCCCAAACACCCGCATGACCTCGCTCGATGAGCTTGCAGGCACATTGGTCCAGGGTATCCGGGCCGAGCGGCTGTGCGCCGCTCTGTTGAGCGCTGCTCCGGCGCTTGAGCCGCTCCTCAGGCGGGTTGAAATACGCTGCATTGACCTCCTCGATGGCCGCCCACAATTTCCGGACGCCCATCCGGGTCAGGCCTGCGATTTTGCGGGCATCCTCCCCCACCGACAAAGGCAGCAACCAGTCCATCGCACGCCCGGGATCCTCCGCAGGCTCCAGGAGCCTGCGGACGTCCCGGACCCGGAACTCCCTGACCGTGAAACGCTTGCCGCCGATCGCGAAGGTCTTTTGCTTTCTCATACCGGTTGCCGCGTGCTTAATAGAAGATCACGTCCCACGCCCCGTCCGCGGTATCCAGGATCTCGCCCGTAAGCTCCAGAGTGGCATAATCGTCGGTCAGCCAGTTGAGGTCGCCGCCCGGCGTGAGCTCGGCCTTGTACACGAGCACCTCGCAGTCGCGGTTGTTGGCCTGGTCCTTGCCGATCAGCCGGATAAAGGCCTCGATCTTATTGAGCTCCAGGCCGTCCACCTTGAACCCGCCGGTGATGGCCAACCAGGTGGAGCCGACTTTCAGGGACTCTTCGTCCGAGATGCTGCCGCCTGAAAGCGCCTTGATCCGGCCTACCTGATAGTCCACCTCGTAGTCCGTGTTCTCGACATACGTGGTGGTCTCGGTAGAGTCCTTCACAGTGGGAGCGTTTTCCGGATCCAGATTGCGATTGCTCAGCTTGGTCCACTTATCCAAGTGGGCGGTCACGGTCTCGGGGCTGGAGGTGTTGTCGCCCGCGGTCTGGGTATAATCCGCGTCGGTCCCCAGCATGGCCAGGGCCAGGTTTTTCCGGTTGATATCGGTCAGGGTGATCTTGAGTTCCTGCTTGATCTTGACGATCGTGCTGCCGATGGTCTTGCCGTAATTCTCCCGGCGGAACCCGGTTTGCTCCTTTTTCTCGACGCTCGGCGCGTTGATGGCGAAAGCCGAGGCATTACCCACGTCCAGTTCGCCGGTCAGATTGCCGTCGCTGCCATAGACGTCGATGTTGAGATCGCCGCTGCCTAAAAAGCCTTCCTCTTCGTATGCCATGTGTCCTCTCCTTTTTTGAGTGTCCAGGCGTCAGTGTTCAGGCCTGCCACCTGAAACCTTTCTCGCCTTCTCACCGCCTCGCAACTCCCCTCCGCATCCGGTACTGCGCCACATACACGTACAGCCCGGCGCTGTGGTTGCCGGCCAGGAAATCTTCTGTCATGCGTTCGGCCGGCTGCCAATCGGATGCAATCCGCTTGCGGTGGAGCAACTCCCGGGCCCCGTCCAGCAGCGCGTACACCCCCGGGCTTGTGGCGTCCCCAAGCACGGGGGCGCTCCCGCCGCGCTCGTTGCAGTCCCCCACAAACAGCAGCAGGGTCACATCGAGGCGGTCCACGCGGTTCTGTGTCTCGGACCTGAGGGGCGCGGCCTTGATGTAGATGAAGGGAAAGTTCTGGGTGATATCCTCCAGCTCGTCCACATCCAGTTGCCCCGCCAGGATCTCCAAGGTCTTGAGGCCCTGGGCCTTGAGAGGTTCGAGCGCGGCGAGTGCTGCGGTTTCTGTTTCTTCGAATTCGTGCATCCTGCCATCTCCGTTCAGAACCCGCGCATGGTGTCGCGCGAGAAAATCCTCGGATCGCTTTGGATGTCCGGCCGATCCGCGGGCTGGGGCGTGCCCTCCGGATCGTCCTTCCCGAGGGTCCACTTGCCCTCAGCCACTCCCTCCAGGTACCGGATGGCCGCCTTGTACCGCTCCTTGCGGATCTCGGGCGCGGTGTCCCTTTTCCTCGAAAAGAGGTTGTAAACGGCGATGTCCACCGAGTACTTGTGGATATTCGCCGGGACCGGTTCGAGGGGCACCGGGTGCCGTGCACCCAGGTACCCGTCGATCTCCGCGTCCGCATCCGCGATCGCCTGGTCCACCCGCGCAGTGTTCACCGAACCTGTGCCTTCGTCGTCCGTGAGTCGGATCAACACCGCTTCATCGAGCTGGTCCAGGATGTCGTCCTGGGTCGAGTAGGCCACGGCTTACTCCTTCTTCTTTCCCTTGCCGGACTCCTTCCCGGGCTCCGGATCGGGCAGGCCCTCCTGCACGATCAGCATGGGCTCGTTTCGCAGCCGTTCCATCTGCGCCTTGTTGAAAAAATCGTCCGGGTAGTCCCTGCCCGCGGACGGATGGGCCATGCCGGCCCGGCGAAAACCATCCTGCTTCGACGTGATTCGGATCATGCTGTTTCCTCCTGTCTGTTCGGAGCGGCGAAGCCGCGTTCTATGAAATCTGCGCGCCCCGCGCGGATTTCATTAGGCCAACCACGGAACCACGAGCAGCTCGGCCGTGCCGAACCATTCGTTGCTTGCGCCGGCCTCGCCAAACTGGTTCTTCAGGATCTTCCGGCCTGCGCTCTCATTGGTGGGAGCCACCACCAGGTGGGTGGGCGTGATGCCCAGGGGCACACCCTCATCGTTCTTGAAGGCCTGCATGGCGGTCCGGCCGGCCGCGTAGTTCGTGGCGTTGAGGGTGTCCTGGGAGCCGTATGCGAGCTGCCAGAGCCCGAAACCCACGTTCTTACGGTCATCCACGCCGTAGCGGTACTTGGCGCGCATGAAGACGTTCTCGTCGTTGGGCTGGTCCTGGGCCACCAGCTCGGGCTGCTTCCGGCGCTGGAGAATGAGGGGCTTGAGGGGGCGGGAGAGGTCCATCAGGTACCACCCGCTGCCCGACCCGCCTCCGGTGTTGGAGACGCTCTCGCCGCCTACCGAGTGGTCGTCGTCGAAGAAGTACTGCCCGTCGTAGCAGGGCGTTTCGAACCCCGCCTTCAGCAGCGCAAAGACCAGGATGTCCGGGTGCTGCTTGGCCGATTGGCCCAGGCCCTGGAGCATGGGCGTGTAAACGCCGATCTGATCGTCCTCGATGTCGTCCCGGTCCACCTCCACGGTGGCCTCGTAGCGCTTATTGATGATCTCGTAGTGGAACGCGCTGAGGTCCTTGATGACCCGGTCACCGAACCACTCCTTCATCATGGGAAAATCCCCGAGCCACTTGTAGTCCACGCTCTTGCCCGTGGACGGGGCCTCCATCGCCACCTGGCCCTGCATGGACGGGGCCCCTTCGAACGCCTCGTTGAAGATGGTGGAAAAGCTCCTGTAAATACCGGCCAGGTTTGCCTGGTTGATGATCATGGTCTGTCCTCCTTGTCCGGGGCCTTTCCGGGGCGGCCCCATGCCCCCTGATTGCGTTGGGTGCTCATGGGCCCGGGGCGGGCGTTAGTCGATCTCCACCCACACCTGCCCGTCCGCCGAATCCACGCCGAGGCACTTGCCGGCCACGATGCTGTTGTCGCCGCCGTCCGTAGAGACCGTCTCCGCATCCTCCACGTAAACGTCCTCGCCGATATTGGCCACGGTCACGGCGTGGGTGGCGGAGTTCTCGAACTTGAACGCCTTTTTCCGGCGCACCTTCACGGTCTTGTCTCCGTTGCCGCCCGAAGAGTTGTCCACGGCCTCATCGCTACGGCCCATCACGACCAGATCGGCCGTATCCGATGCCGGCACCGCATAGCCATCGGCGTTCCGGGCGCACATCTTGCCCGCCTCGATTTCAGTGCTTGCAGCCACGCCCAGCGGGATGATGATGCCGTCCTGGTATGGGGTCTTTCTGTCGCTCATGATGCTTCCTCCCGTTCGATGCTCGTTGATGGATTTGAAGCTTCCGGATCAGGTCCAGTCAGGCTCTAGGCGTCCTCTTCGCTAACCGGCCCGTACTTCTTCCAGGACTCCTCGCTGACGCCCATCATCTTGTTGATATTGACTTGCACCTCATCCGGGGTGTCGCCCGGCTTGGGGTCCTTGACCGTATGGGTCTTCTCCACCGGGATCACGCTGCCCGGTTTCCTGGAGAGCACGATCTTCTTGAACTTCTCCGGATCGGTCTTCGCCAGGTCGTTCCCCCATGCCTCGAGCTCGGCCGGGCTGATCTGGCCGTTCTTGAGCGCGCTCTGGGTGAGCTTATCCGCTTCCATGTCCGAGATTTTCCCGGAAAGGTCCGCCACCTGCCTGGCCAGATCAACGGCCGCCGTATCCCCGGCGGACAGGCTCTTGATCTTGGCCACAATGACGGATTCCTCCGCCGTATCCTCCGGAAGCGCCAGGGCCGAAAGGACATTCTTGGAGGCAACTACCGTCTCCGTACCGCCGCCCTTGCCGGCCTCGTCGAGCTTCTTCTGGAGATCTGTGTTCTTGGTCGCGAGGCCCTCCACCGCCTCTACGACCTGGTCCTCCGTGGCCTCGGCCCCGAGGCCGAGCTTTGCGATCAGCCGTTTCAAAAACTCCATCTCCCTTTCCTCCTTTCCATTCCCGAGATCTAAAAGGTGAATGTCCAGCTTGGCCGCGATGGCCGCGATGCCGCGTGTCAAAGGCTCGTTGGTGAGTGCCACGTTAAAAACCGCCACGATGCGCCGGTCGGAATGGCGGCTCGCTATTACCGGCGAGAAATACCGGTACTCCCTGGCCGCGATATAGGCCGCTCCCTTCTCCGTCCACTCGGTACGGGCCCACAAGCCGTCCCGCCCCCTCCAGTCCATTTCCTTGATCCACCCGGCTGCCGGGGCCTGCACGTCCTTGAGGGTCTGGTGTTCGTAGTCGATCACCATGTCCCGGCCCAGGTTCGCAAAGTACCGAAGCACGAGCGGCGCGGAGTCATCGTCCATGATCAGGGGTTCTTCCTCCCCCAGGATGAAGACCTCGCCATACGGCAGTACCTGCCACCACTCGGGCGGATCCACGGGCGCCGCCACAGGCGCCTTCAATACCGATACCGGATACATCATGCTCCCTCCGTTAAGTGCAACAGGTGCCGCTCCACCATGTCCAACACGGCCGCGACGTCGCTTTTACCGAGCCCGAGGAAAGGCCTTGCCGGGATGTCCCCCCAGGGCAGCACCTGCTTGCGGGTATGGGCCTTCACTTTCGCCGTTTTCCCGGATGCCAGGGTCCGCAGGTGGGCTTTCACACTGGCGGTCACCGTGCCGAAAGAGCCCTTTTTTGCGCCGAGCTGCTGTACGGCCGAGTAGACCATCGGGCTCCCGATGGCCACCTGCATCCGCCCGGCGCTGTAGTGAATGGTGTTGGCAAGGCTTCGCGTCTCGCCGGTCAGGGGCTTCTTGCCGGCTGCCCGGCGGGCGCCGGTTTTGCTCAGCCGGCCCTTTTTGGTATGGGAGCTCTTGTACCTCCCCAGATATCGCTCCAGGGTGGACGGCCGGTTGGCGGGCCAGGGCGTGCCGTCGGGCGCTGTCGCGGTGTCAAAGCGCCTCTTGGTGGTCTCGGCCAGGTACTCGCCGATGGCCCGCATTACGCGCGTCAGGTCTCCGCTGTGGCGGGCCAGATCGTTCAAGGCCTTCTGTACGACAGCGTCGTCAAGCTCGATGCCGATCACGTCGTCCCCTCCACATCTGCCTCCAGGTCCGAGCCCAGGGGCGCCGGCAGCCCCGCGGCCTTTCGTCGCACCTCGGCCACCAGGTCCGAGGTCTCGCCAGGCATGTAGTCCCATCCCTTGTCAATGCCCGCCGGCACTCCTGTCTTGGGATCGATCCCATCGTCCGGCGCCGGCCCCATCCGGCCGCCCAGACGTTCGGCCGCGGCCGCATCCGCAATGCCGATCACCCGGCACATGCACCCCCAGCCGTTGGGCGGGTAATGCGTCTGCCACCACGGGTCGTCTGCGGGGAGAGTCAGCCCGTCCCAGCTCACGTGGAGCGGCCTGGGATGGAGCACGCTATCGGAGTGCTTGTACATCCAGTACTCGAACCCGCCCTCTCGAAGCTGCCCCAGCCGCCCGGCGCTGTAGCTGGACACCATATTGGTCTGGTAGATCACCCGGGTTCGCCAGTTGCGCTCTCCCCGGTAGGCCCATCCGTAGCGCTCCACCGTGGCATCGAAATCCTTTCGAAAATCGTCAATGCTCTTGCCTTCCGCAATGAACGTATCCACCGCATCCGCCAGGTCGGCCAGGAGGTCCGCCTTGGCCGCACCGGCGACCATGAAGCCCCGATCGTGCTGGCTATGCCAGATGTCGTCCCATTTCTCCGTGGGGATCAGGTTGCCCAGCTTGCCCCGGAAAAACGCCACCTGCTCGGCAAAGGGCCGCTTGAGGATGCCGCTCACGGCGCGGTCTGTGGCAACGGTCTTACCCATTGCTCTCCTGTTCCAGGTCGTAACGGCCGGCCGCCTCGACCGCGGTAAAGCCTGTGGCCATCACCTCGGCCAGGTCCTCGGAGGAAAGGTCGCCATAAGCCGAAAGAAGCAAG